ATTCGAGGTTAACTGTATTGCAACTGTTACCTGTCCTAGACCCCAGGGAAGCTCCGCCTCGTCCAGCCGGACGGGGGAGGCATCTTACTGGGTTCCGAGAGGTGAAAAAGGAAGAATTGGCCCTCTTTCACGTCTATGCCTAAGGATGGTATATGAGCGACTTATTTTGAAGAATATTTCGTTTCGGATGACCTCCACAGGCCTCTAGTCAGAGGTAACCAGGGGTTCCTGGAGTTAGGATCGCTGTTAGCGACTAACTTCTCACCTTGAGGGATAACAGTGAGACAACCTCACGGTTTACCACCTACCCCCGGAGGGGTGCCTGCCGCCCAGTACCGTGTTTACATGGTACTGCAAACGGAAGGGAACGGTTATTAAATAAATAATAACTAACATGCTTAACCTAAACAGGACAACAAGAACCCTATGGGAAGCTTGGTTGAAGCGTTTAGAAGCAGGCCGTTCTTGGCAGCTCGTCGTAAAACGCGAGCGAGCCTTGGTCGGGGCATTCATTCGAGTGTCCCGGCTTTGGCTAGGTGACGTAAACCGATCGTGGATATTATCTATCATTTCGTTTTCTCGCTTCTGCATTCGTTTGCAGGCACAGCGCGGGTCCAAGGGATTAGCTATTTACCTTAAAACTTGTAGCATTCTTCTTATGAAGCTTGCTGCAGGCGAAAAGGTTAAAGATCTATCTCCTTACGGATGCCGCGTTGCCCGAACGGGGGCGGGTGTACCGAGGATCATACCTAAGATCCATCGGAAGGCGCTATTAGCGTCTGATCCGAGATTCTTGCGTTTCTGGTTGACTTTATTCGGTTTATACCGAGTATTGGACTTCCGCGCGAGATTCTCTGTGAAGACAATAGTAACACCTGGCAATTCTTTGAATCTAGATGCTTATTCGTGGTTTATACCTCGTTTCTTCTCCGATTTGGAGAAGATGGGGTGTAAATTCGAATTTCCCGAATGGGAGCCTCTAGAGTTAAAGAAAGCCGCACCCGGTACCCAGACGGGACCTAAACGAACTCGAGGAGGGGTATACGTCGGGGAGGGCCGTATGAAACGTCTGATTTGGATCCAGACGTCCATGTCGGTTCTCTTTGAGCAAGCTGTACAGTTTTTTAACTTTCCAGACTTGCTTTCAAGTCTTAGACAGGTTGGGGACCTTCTAGGACCTGAAGCGTTGCCCCGAATGGAGACGTTTAAGTCCCTCGTTGCGGGGACGAATATCTTTCCCTGGCCCCTTGGAAAATTGGGGGTCAAGGAAGAACCGGGGAAGAAGCGGGTGTTTGCGATGGTCGACTGGTGGACGCAGACTCTTCTGTACCCCCTACATAGGGCCATTTTTGGTTCTCTGAGGTTTATTCCTCAGGATTCCACATTTGACCAGATGAAAGGAGTGCGTCGAGCCTGTGACGAAGTCCAAGGAGGATACGTTGCCTCCTTGGATCTTTCTGCCGCTACAGATAGACTCCCCGTCTCTCTGCAGTCTTTACTCGTCGATTATCTCAAGCCCGGCTTAGGAGGTCCTTGGAAAGATCTCTTGGTCGGGCGAGCTTACAAAGTCCCGAAGAAGTACGCGTCGGTCGCTCCGCAGGTACATTATGCCTGTGGGCAGCCGATGGGTGCTTATTCTTCGTGGGCGATGTTGGCTCTCACCCACCATTTCCTGGTGCAGTTGTCGGCCAGACGAGCTGGTGCTCGTGAGTGGTTCACAAAGTACGCCGTACTGGGGGACGACGTGCTGATATGGGATCGGCACGTAGTTCATCAGTATCTCGAACTTATGCGAGAATTAGGGGTAGGAATCTCAATGCATAAGTCCCTTATTTCCAATAATGGGACTTTCGAGTATGCAAAGAGGTTCGTGTCGAAAGGGATAGACTGTACACCGTTGCCTCTGAGAGAGGCCGCGGCTGCAAGTTCTTCCCTGGACGCGCTACTTCTACTTCTCAATAAGTTTCGGCGTGATTGGAGACCGGCGGATGTGCTGGCTTTCCTTGGGAAGGGTTACAAAGTTCGAGGCTCGTTATCTAAGGCTCTCCGACGTCAGTCAAGAGTCGTAGCTCGAGTTCTCGTCTTTTTAGCCCAACCCGGGCTTAGTCAGATTTCATTTGCTTCCTGGTACCAATGGTTCGGGATGGTTGGGATCAACTCTTCGCGTGTATTGCCTCTGACCGATTTAGAAGCCAAGTTGAATTCTCTTCTTGACTACTATACCGATCATGCGTACAGCGAGCATGCCCGTTGGATGCGTCCGACCAACTACGGTATGTTGGAGTTCATTCCGCCGCTCGAGCCAGCGGAGCCTGGCTCTGGCCTTGAAATTACTGATAAAGAGACGTTATCTCAACAGATCATGTATTTACTTCTACCTATTATAGGTGGAAAGATATTTGATGCTGCAGAGTTCCGTCGCTCGCGGCCTGAGAATTTCATTCTCTCCGACGAATCAGCTTTTGACAAGGCCTTCCAGGCTTTCTCGGACTACATATCTCGTCTAGACAAGACGGAACGGTATATGCCCGATTTCTGCAAGATCAAACTTGAAGAATCGAAGCGTAGACCGGCTTCTTGGTGGATGAAGGTATGGGAGTTCGGGAGTGGCTGGGAAACTCACTAGTTTTCGTGAGAGTGCCGACCCGGTTAACCCCAAGGGTTCTTCTATCGGGAGTTGTCCCCAGGAGGTTTTCGGAGGTGTTAACCGTCCTACGTCCTTAAGCAAGACGGGGGAGGCGTATATAAACGCCAAACCCAAGCCTGCTCTCTGGGTCTCCAGGCAGTCCTCTGTCCGTGGGTGTTGGTGAGGTAATGGCTTACCAGCCTGCAGATATGTCTGCCTGCCCTGGATGTGTAGTTACTTGGGAGAGGTTCAATAAAAGCGCAGCTAGGTGCTCGAACTTAGGATGAGTCCACACCTGGTAGGGGTGGTCCCTCTGCCTTGTACGGTGTCACCGAAAAGGAAGAAGGGGAGTAATCTCCCGAATCCTAAGAATTTAACACGCAACTGAGCGCGCGGGAC